GACCGCCTGGGATCACGACGAGGTCGAGCAGCTCCTCGCAGCCTGCCGGGGCCTGAAACGGTGGCACCGGTGCGGCCTGCGCCGGTCGGACTGGTTCGACCTCGCGGTCCGCGTCGCCTGGGACACGGGCCTTCGCTGGGGCGACTTGATCCGCCTGCCGGTCGCGTCGATCCGCCCCGACGGGTCCGGGGCCTGGTGCCAGTCGAAGACATCCCGGCCGGTGGTCTTCCGCCTGGCCCCGTCGACAATGGCGGCCCTTCGCCAGTCGCTCGCGACCGCCCCGCGGGATCTCGTCTGCCCGTGGCCGGCGAGCCACGAGACCTTCACCGACCAGGTCGATCGGCTCGTGAAACGGGCCGGCATCCGCGAGGGGACTTGGAAGTGGATCCGGCGGGCGTCGTCGACCGACGTGGAGAGCCAGCAGGCCGGGGCCTCGACGGCCCACCTGGGCCACGTCCCGGGCTCCAAAGTGGCGGCCCAGTCCTATAACGACCCGGCGATCCTCGGCCGGCAGGCCCCGACGCCGCGCGAGCTGCTCGTGTCCGCTCTACGGCGTGAAGATAGGAAAAAGGCGGGGGGGGGGGCACTCCAAGAATCCGCCGCCGGATAGCCTGAGGCGAACCGGGTGATCACCGCGCCCGGTGCTCGACCTCGTGCTGGCGCAGCAGCTCGCGCGGGACCGTCCGCCGGATCACGTCCGCCGCCTGCGTGACGTGCTCGGCTCGGACGCCCTGGGGCGGCCGGCAACAGGCGGCCACGCCGGCGAGCGTCGCGGCCCGGTGGACGGCGACGGCGGCCAGGTCGTACTCGACCTCCGCCCGGACCGGCTCGCCGCCTACGACATCGAGGACGCGGCCCTGGTCGTGGTAGTTCATGACTTCGACGGCCGTCCCGGTGCCGACCCCGGCGAGCGTCACCAGGGCCGGGGCGTGGGCCGCCAGGCGGCGCTGCCCGCAGACGAAGACGTAGGAGAGCAAGACGCCGGTCGACTCGACGAACTGCCGCATCGTCCGCCCGGTCCCGTGCAGGTCGACAAACAGCGTCCCCGGGGCGAGCCGTTTGACATACGTCAAGAACGTCGGCGAAGGCCGGCGGAGCGTCTCCCGGCTGGCGTGAAACACTTCGACCCGTTCGCCGTAGAGATGGCGGTAGGCCTGGCCCAGGAGGATCGAGTCCCGGGAGACAAACGCCACCCGCTCGGGCTTCGCCGCCTCGACGTACCCGCGGACGAGCGCGGCCGCCGCCAGGACGAAGGGCACGTTCGCCGCCGCCGCCCCGTCCCACCATCCGGCCTCCCGCGTGCCGGCCGCGTGGGGATTCTGGAGCCGGGCCGCGCGGGCCGCCCCGGCGATCTCCCACAAGCCGGCCGCCTCGAGGTCCCGCTCGCCCTTCGTCCAGGCCCCGCCCTTGTAGTGTCGGGCTTCTACGCCCGCGGCCTTCGCCTGGGCAACATCGCTCCGGGCATTGTCTCCGACGTGGATCTCGATCTCGCGGGCCGCCTTCGAGCTCCAGTAGCGGCCGGTGTGCTTGCCGTCCCACGAGGCGGCGATGTCGAGCCGGCCCGGGAGCCCGATCTTCTGGGCGAGGCCCTGGACCTGGCCGGCCTCGAAGTAGGTGTCGGTCACGATCCGGTCGGTGGGCCCGAACTGGCGGACGTTCTCGACGATCGGGAACCCGCAGGCCCGCTCGGTCCGCTCCTCGAGGTCCCGCAGCTCGTCGACGCGGTCGCGGCTCCAGCCTGTGATCTCGCGGAGCGTCTTGAAGATCCCGGCCCAAGTCTTATCGGACCGCCGCTCGGCCTCCTGGCGGATGGCCCGGTACTCCTCGCCCCCGACCAGGTCGAAGACCCGCCACGGCTCGCCGCAGGTGCGGCCGTGCAGGGTGTCGAAGTAGTCCCAGCTCTTCACCATGTCCGGGCCGCCGCCTTCCGGTTCGTGATGTCAGAGAGCCCGGCCGCCTGGCCGCAGAGCCACGGCCGGACCGCGTAGACGGCGAGCCTCCGCTCGCGGTGGAGGACGCCCATCCGGTGGTCGACGTGGTGCCGGCAGTTCCACGCCGGGCTCGGCTCGATCCAGTCCCGGAGCGTCTCCAGGGCCGCCCGGCCGAGGACCCCGTAGGCGTGGGTCCGGTTCACGTTCAGCCCGCGGACGAGATCCGCGCGGCCCGGCAGGGCCTCGGCCTTCGCGAGGTGCTGCCCGCCGAGGTAGATCTGGCAGGTGTCCTCGGGGACCGCCAGGGCCGCGATCCGCGCGGCGAAGTCCGGGACGAACGTCACGTCGTCCTCGAGGACCAGGAGCCGCTCGACGCCCGTGGCGATCGCCCACGAGAGGATCGAGTGGTGGGACCGGGCGCAGCCCCACGCCCCGGGCGTGGCCTTCCAGCCGGCCGGCGGCGGCTCCGCCTGGCCGTCGACCGCCGGGACGACCTCGGGCCAGGGCAGGGGCCAGGGCCGCGGCAGGCGGGCCCAGAAGCCCTCCAGCCGGTCGGGCCGGCGGGCGAGCGAGATCACGACGACGGCGTCGAACATGACTCCACCTCGGCGAGGCAGGCCGCGTAGCCGGCGAGGTCGACGCAGGTGTCGGCGCTCTTCGTGGTCCCGCCGTTCCCCTGGTGCCTCGCGAGCTTGTCGAGGATCATGATCTGGGCCCAGTCGGAGACCGTCAGCGGCTCGAGGAACTTGTGGCCGAGGATCGCGTTCACCGCCGCGACCGTCTTCGCGAAGTGTTCGCCCGGCGGGCCGTACGTCGAGCGTCGCTGGCGGATCGTCCGCGTCGCGATGTCGAGCAGCTCCTCGGCCTTCGTCGCCGGTGGGTCGCCATAGCCTGGGTGGTTCGGGTCTTTCACTGGATCCTCCTGGGTGAGATGTCGCACCATGCGAACGAGGTGCAGGGCGGTCGAGGCTACGGTGCCGCTGGTGCCAGTCCAGCAGTTCCCGCAGCCGACCCGGCGGGCCTGCCGCTCCGCGTCGTCCAGGGCCTCCGCGTCGAGCCAGACGGCGGGCTTCATGACGTGCGAACCTTCCCGGCCGAGATCCGGAAGTTCTCCACATCGAACTCGCCGCCGTCGTGGACCGTGACGATCGCGGCCCCGTGGTTCCACCGGTTGATCCGGGCGTATTCCGGCGTCAGGTCGCAGAGGCATCCCGTCGACCAGGTGAATATCTCGTTGTGCCACATATCGGACTCCGCGTGGCCGCTCGATCGGTGGGAGTGACCGACGAGGACCGTCGAGAGCGTCCGCAGGAACGCCCCGCGGGCCACGTTTACCGGCGCGGCCAGCCCCTTCGGCAGCTCGTGCCCGTGCAGGACCGGCAGCTTGCCGACCATGACCGGCCGCTGGTCGTCGACGTAGTCGATGTCGTGGTCGGCCAGCTTGAGCCAGCCGGGGAGCGACATGATTGGGTCGTCGGACAGCTCGGGGGCGTGCTGCCAGATGTAATGGGTCCACCGCTCTTCGTGGTTCCCGGCCTTCATGACGATCGGGATCCCCGGGAACCGGTCGCGGATCCACGCCACGAAGTCCCGGCAGGCGGCCAGCTCGCCCTTGAAGTCCCGCTGGGTGGGGTCCTTCATCCACCGCGAGATCGCGTAAAAGTCGCAGGTGTCGCCGTTCAAGAGCAGGGCCGCGAGGCCCGCGTCCTCGAGGTGGGCGACGGCCGCGGCGACCGCTACGTCCGAGTGGTAGGGGACGTGTACGTCCGAGAGGATCCCGACGCGGCCGGTCACGCCCAGGACGTGAGGAACCCACGGCTCGGCGATCGACGCGGGCATCTGCCGGACCTCGCCGGCCTGGCGTGGCGGTCGCGGGTGCTTCGCGGACTTCCGGCGATCGTTGCCCATCACGCCGAGGATGTTCCGGATCCGGTTCCGGGCCTGCTCGATCGTGATCGCCCGGTTCGACTGCTCGACGAGCATCCGGGCCAGGCCGCGGGCTGAGTGGTCCGGGAACCTGGCGACCAGGCGGCGGGCCTTGGCAGTGATCGGGTCGGCGGGCATCCTTGCCTCCGGTGGTGGGTTATCGCGAGGCTACGGCGGGCCGCGCCTGAATCAACCGATCCCGATCCGGCGACCGAGGCGGTTCAAGGCCTCGGCCCGGCGTTTACATCCGCAGTCCTTGACCCCGAGGGCCGCGCTCACTCGCTCGGGCGTGACGCCCACGGCCGCCAGGCCGGCGGAGACCATGTCGCCAAGGCCCGCGCTCCTCCTGCAACGGCAGACCCGCTCTCCGGCCATGACGGGGCGGGTCGGCCGAAACAGGCCGCCGCACGTCTCGCAGGTCACGTCCTGGCGGTTTTTCATGTCAGGCGAGCGTCAGCGACAACTGGAGCGTCGTGTCTGCAAAGTCGAAATACTCTTCGTAGTCGGTGTCCTTTGGGACGCAGTTTCCGTCGACGCGACGCGATTCGAGCGGGAACGCAGACGAGATCCCAACCGCGCCGCTTCCTGGCGAGTCGCCAACGGCTAAGACGCAGGAAAACGTATTCGCGCCGATCGCGTACGTCGACAAGAAGACGGACAGAATGTATTCGCACTCGTAGCACTGGAGCTCCGCGTAGACCGAAACAGTCACGCCGTCGACTGTGATGTCGACTTCATTCCCGAGGTTTCCCAGAACGCGGGAGCCTGCGGGCGTCAGGTCAAAGTCGGCCGTATATGCGCCGCCGGGGCACTGGCACGTCGAGGGCGGCCAGTTCGGGTTGCACGGCGGGGGAGCCGGCATCGTGAACGTTACCGAGATACTCGGCGTCAGGCCCGAGGCCTCCAGTTCGTCCATATTGCAGTCGCATTGCTCGCAGCAGGCGTCGGCTGTCGCCAGCTTTTTTGTCCGGAGGAGCGGCTTCCCGTTCACGAGTCGGATCTCGGTCACGACGAGCCCTCCGGGCAGGTCGTCGTGTCGATCCACTTCAGACAGCCGTCCTCGTGGCCGAGGACCTGCGTCTTCGCCGCGTCGTACCCCGAGACCGTCGTCAGGTCCTCGCCGCCGATGGCCGGGCTTTTGCAGCTACTGCCGTCGGCTGTGTCGCCTGCTTCGACGAGATACCAGCGGCCGTTCGCGGCCTTGGCGATCACGACGAAGACGCCCGAATCCACGTCGTAGAACACGTTCGAGGCGGTGATCGTCTCAGCCGGACTGCTCTCTTCCGGGGCGGTCGCGGTGCCGGCCTCCCAGACCTCGAGCTCGGACACCGTATCCTTCGCCCACTTCTCCGTCGTCTTGCAGAGCCGGACCTCGCCGCCGTCGTCGTACGCGGTCCGCAGCGGTAGCGGCGGGATGTCCCGGTTTCCGCCCTCGACCTTCCGAACGACCTCGGCGATCCGCCTGGCCGACTCGACGGAGATCAGGGCCCCGCGGTCCGAGTTGTCGAGGCGGCGTCCCACGTCAGGCCCCCGGGGTGAAGACTTCACCGAACGGTCCCGCGAAGTCCCGCTCTTCGTAGACGAAAAACTCCAGGGCGTCGGGCGGCTGGCCGGCGTCTTTGGCGATCCCGTTGTTCAGGGCTACCGGCTGGCGGACGCCCTTGCCGTCCTGGCCCTTGATCTGGGCCCGCTTCGTGCCGGAGCTGTTGGGGTCGCCGTTCTCGTCGACGAGCTGGGCGAAACCAATGTCCCAAGGTTTCAGCGTCCACCCGTCGGCCCGGTAGGCGAACTCCCAGGTGACCTCCCAGTAGACGACGGTCGCGCCTTCGAGCGTTTCGATGTTCAGCTTTTTCGAGCAGCCTTGACACTTCCAGGTGCGAACCGCGCCGCCGTTCCAGTTGCCGTTATTTATCGAGTTCGTGTAGTCCCTCGCGAGCTGCATCCACCCATTGTGGCTGGCG